TGTTCTACCTTTCTGGAAAAATGCAAATAGTCATCAACAACGTGCAATGACTAGACTTCTGTACGATCAGGTATTTTGTGCAGGAGAACCTAACAAAACGGGTTACATCAGTGTTGCAGCAATGTCTGCAAAACGCAAGGGAAATAAGACTACTAAAGATCACTGTATGTCTCCCCAATTTGTTGCAAGGATGGTATATGACAACGCAAATGTTTGGTTGACAGATCTAGACAAGTTCAAGACTCTCTTCCTGATGTGTTGTCAGACTATCGAAGTTACTCCTGATGAGAATAACAAACTCAGTCAACTGACTGAGAACAAAGATGGTCAATTCATCATCCACGTTGCTACTCATTTGAAGTACGATCACCTCGGTATTGTTCTATTCCATCCCGAGAAAGGTGCAGTCCGAGATGTATTCGAAGATCTCATTCCTTCTGAACTGATTGACTACGAATCGAACTATCTCGTTTGATAAGGAGTCCTTATCTGAAACCCCTTGCCAGGCAACTGGTGAGGGGTTATTATTATTTTATTGAAACGAGGTTAATGCAACTCCGTCCTAACCAAATCCGTGCGACCGATGCAATGTTGGTCAACGATAAAGGTCAGATCATTGTACCTACTGGTGGTGGTAAGACTATCACTATGATCTACGATCTTATCGAGAACTGCAAACACATTGACAACGGAATGACCACCGTTGTTGTAGCACCCCGTATCCTTCTCGCTGAACAACTCTCCGCAGAGTTTCTGGAGTTTGTTGATACCAAATATACTCATGTGATGCATGTCCACAGTGGTGAAACTCATCACTTCTCTACTACTAATCCTGAGAAGATTGCACTGTTCGCTAACACTGCCCGCAGTGCAGGTGAGAATGTTCTGATCTTCACTACTTACAATTCTCTGGATCGTATCCGTCAGTCGGATATTGAGGTCAATAACATCTATTTTGATGAGGCACATAACAGTGTTAAGAGGAACTTTTTCCCTGCGACTGAGTTCTTCTCTCACGATGCAGATCGTTGTTTCTTCTTTACTGCAACTCCGAAACATTCTCTGACTATCAACAAACCTGGGATGAATATGCCTGAGGTTTATGGTCAAGTTATCTGCAACATTCCTGCACCTGAGTTGGTCGAACAGGGTTACATTCTTCCTCCTAAAGTTGTTGTCAAACAACTCGGAATGGTGCAGGACAAGTTCAAGATCTGGTCGCGTGATAGTGACTTCCTGATGGAGACGATTGATAATCCTCAGAGTGTCACTGTCACTGAAGGTTTCATTGATGGTACTCAATCGGTCAGTAAAGTTCTGGTCTGTGCTCGTTCTACCAAACAGATCATTGGTCTTCTGAGTGACTCTGACTTCTGCAAAGATATTGCATCTCGTGGTTACTCTTGGATGACTATTACCTCCAAGACTGGTGCAATTATTGATGGTCAAAAGGTGAACCGTGAGGTATTCTTTGACACTCTAAATGCATGGGGAAAAGATCCTAACAAAAAGTTTGTGGTTCTTCACCACTCCATTCTGTCCGAAGGTATCAACGTCAACGGACTGGAAAGTGTTATCTTCCTCCGCAACATGGATTACATTGGCATTTCGCAATCTATCGGACGTGTTATCCGTCTGGGTGACAAGTCTAAGACCTTTGGATTGGTCTGTGTCCCTGTTTATGACTCTGTGGGTATTTCCACTTCCAAAAAAGTTCAGGCAGTTGTAGACACGGTGTTTAATCAGGGTCAACCTGCTATATCGGAGATCCGTCGATGAGAGATCGAATTGTTTTTATTCTTCCATTCATTCAGGTTATCATTGCTTTAGTAACTTTGTCCAAAATACCAGAACCTCCGCCCCAATACTTTTGCACTCAACCTGACCCATACACTGCATTGATTATTTGTAATCCACAATGAATCAAAAGTATTACAACCAAAACTCTACACTACTTGATCCAAAATGTGTGAGAGATTATGTCTCTCCCGATGGAATGTGGGCGGTGATTCCTGTTATCGGCGATAAAGAGTGGGTTATCATCCACAATGGAAGTGTGCTCAGTGATGTATCACGCACCTTCCAAAGTGCCATGAGTAAAGTAGAAAAATACAAAAAAGGAAAATCTCGTTCGCAGGTACAACCCAAACCACCTGCCAAACAAAAATCACAAAAAAACAAAAGTTCGCTCAAATCAAAACCCAGTGGTGGCAATGGTTCTGGTGTTCCCGCTCGGGAAGAAAAGAAAGGATCCGCACCCAAACCGACCAAAAAGATCCCGAAAGGGAAGACTAGGACGGTCAAGGAACCGCACACCATTTCATCCAATCCGCTCCTGGATGCATTATCTTAAATAAGTTGAGGTTAATCAATGACTGTTACTAAAACCAAACGAGTTTGTGTTACTCCTATCTCCAGTAAAGCAAAGAATCGGTTTGCAAATATCATGGATCATTTCCATACTTGCACTGTAGAACAGGAGAAAATGATTGATGGTGTGGATCATCTTTTTCTTGTTTCTTTGAATCGTCAATACTGTTTCTGGATTCCTGTCAAGGGTAACGAACACTGGAAAGTGGAGCGATGAATGATGTCCCCATCGAAATCTTACGAGAAATCGAAACAAGTTTCCCCCACAAATCTCCAGACGGTTACAGATACGAGACGTTACCTTTTAAGCGTAATGTGTATTCTATCTGGACTGTATATGATCGTGGGTTTAACTACAATAGTGGCGATCCGAGTTACTGTATCTGGGGATTCTACGATGCAAAAAAGAAATGCTATTGCGCCCCTATTAACTCCACCAAGTGCGGAAATCCGGTAGAATTGGAGGATACAACTCCATATTCTGCAATGAAAATCAACCACAATCCTTTGATGATGTGTTTCTATCATGACTAACTTTGAAGTAAAGTGGACTGCTAACAACGAACTTATTCACACCGATGTTGTTGAAAGTTTGAACAGTTCTGGTGCTGAGGCACAAGTTCGTTCAAAACGTGACAGCATTCCTGGGTTCAGAATTATTGGTGTTTATGGTATCAGACGCGAATCTTTTGATTCAGATTCTTACACTCCAACAACTCGGGATAATACTCCAATCGCAGAAGATTCGGTGAGCGCTGGTGTTGCTGGCATCGGTTTTGTTATCGGAATCGGTGCATTTATTATTGGTTGTTTTATGATGCCAGTTGGAATACTTGCTTGGATTATTGGTGGTCTTATTGGTTGGTCTAGTTGGAAACTTGCCGACTGGTTGAATGATCGAGGTTGGTAATCATTGACAAAAACAAACACAACTATTACAATTAAGGAGTAATTTACTACCACAAATGACACAAAAGTTTCTTTACACCGTTGACCACTTCATCCCATTTCCTCGTTCTGAGTATGGTGGAATGTGGGTGGTTGTTGCAGAAAATGATGATGAATGTTTTGATTTGATTGTTACTGAAGATGATGGATTGAACGACGACTATTACAATCGTCTTCGAGAGAATATCCTCAAAGCACCAACATATGCTCTCGCAGAAGATGCAGAGTCTTGTATTGTTGAACAGTTCACTACTTAATCATGGTTGAATTTTGTGGAGATGAGTGTGCTACACTCTATAAAGCAATGCTTCTCTATGTCGAAAGTGTTCCGGAAGGAACGAGAGAAGATTCCAAATGCAAGTTAATGTTAATGAAACTTGCTCCATATGAAACACTAAACACAATCGAAGCAGGTTATAGAACAGACTATGACAGTTGAACAACCTGCACACTCCCCTTGACAGGGGAGTTTTTTTGTGCAATGATACTAGTATGAAAAAGAACACTCACCTAGAACATCCTGAGGATTCTCTACTTGAGGGTAGAGAAAGTTTCCGTCAGATGCTTAACTTTCTATGGGAAAAAAACTCTACGGTTTCTGTCAAATATGATGGTGCTCCCGCTATAGTTTGGGGTATCAATCCTGAGAACGGTAAGTTCTTCGTGGGTACGAAAAGTGTATTCAATAAAGTAAAAGTTAAGATCAACTATAACCACGCAGATATTGAGAACAATCATGGACACATTCCCAATGTAGCATCCATCCTACATATGTGTTTTGAATGTCTACCTAAAGTCAAAGGAATCTATCAGGGTGATTTTATCGGTTGGGGTGGTGGAAATACATTTACTCCCAACACAATTACTTACAAGATGATTCAAAAGGTTCACCCAGAATCTATCATCTTTGCTGCACATACTCACTACGTTGGTGATACTATCAAAGATGCAGAAGTTCGCTTTGATTTTCCCTTCAATGTTGCACCACCTGAAGTATATTCTGGTCGTGCAAAAGAGAAACCATTTCAGCAAGATAAGACTCATTTCTTGAACACCAATGCATCCATTACCTCCCGTCATCGTCGGATTGATTACCTTCTTGGTCTTGCAGATTTGGTTAGCAATTTTGTTCGATTACCTGAAGGAAAAGAAGGACAAGAACTAAAAGTTGCGATCAATAAGTGTATTCGTGAAGAGAAAGATTTGTCTCATGCAGGTATGGGTAAGAGACTGACTTTCCTCTACCAACTTATCATCCACATCAAACATTTGTTGATGGAAGGTATGTCTACTGAAGAGGACATTGAGTGTTACTTTGCTGGTGAAGAATGTGACCATGAGGGTTATGTTATGACCAATGAGTTTGGTACATATAAACTCATCAATCGTCGGGAGTTTAGTTTCAGAAACTTCACCTCGCAAAAGAGATGGTGACAGTTGTCATGCTGTCCACCAGAGGCGCCAGGCGGTCCTGTGGCGTGTATTATTAAAGAGTCAAAGGGATTTCATCATGTTCATGCACAAACTTCCAAACGGCAATGTTATCATGCACGAAGGATTGCCCCGCGATCTTGCTATCAAACGGATGGAAGATCATGAGCGTTGGGTACAAGAACACCGTGAAGAATTAGAGGTTTCTTCACAACAACTGTTCGATGATATGTTCGGAGGTTGATATGATTCTCACTCATAAAGTTATTGCTCTTGATGAACATTCAGACAATCCTTATACCATCGGGATTTATGATACTGAAGAGATTGCACAAAGGGTTGCTGATTCATACAATCTGATGTGGGATAAGTGGAATTGTTTGTCAACTGCTCACGTTATCAAAAACAACTAATTTCTTCATGAACTACACACTCAAACAACTGCAAGAACGAATCAATCTGATGGTTGAAATTAAGGGTGAAGATGCACCTTGTGCAGCATGGATTTACACTGATGAAGATTGTATGATTCGTGATGAAAATAGTGATCCAGAATATCCTTGTGACAAACATCCCGAGTTAGCAGAACGTATCTTCAATGATGTTAGCAACATTGATTACATCTACACTGTAATTCAAGAGTGCGTTGATGAAGTAACTGAAGAGCAATATATGCTGCTTCAACAAGAACTAACAGAGGAGGAAGAATGAAAACCACTGCCGCAACATATCAAATCTCAGTTACAACTGATGAAGGCACATTGTCATTCTTGCGAACAATGCCCACACGTCCAAAGACACAAAAGGGCATCAAAGCACACAACACAAGGTTGACAAATTATGCAATGAATCGCTATCCTAATTGGAAAGAAATCGACGTTAAATTGCTACCATGACACTAATTTCAGACGACACTCAAACTAAACAACTGAGACGTTCTATTCTTCAATCAATCGAAGATTATGACATTGAACAGTTGAAGCGAATCGCCTATGAGTATAGGTGTGAACAATACGGGATAAATCCCGACAATACTTACATCAACTGGAACTAATCATGCAATTCCAAATCACTGAAATCACATTCGATTTTGAAGATGATAACTTTGAGTTATCACCACAAATGCAACAGGAAGTTTATGATGATTACATCGGCACATTTTGGGAAGCAGATGATGAAGATGATTTAGTTGATGAAGTAACAACTGCTTCAGGTTGGTGTATCAAGTCCATCGATTATCGTCACATTCTTAACTGAAACTCATGACCCGCACTCTTCTCGAACTCCGCAAATCTATCGATCAACTTATCAATTATCATGGGGCAGATGCACCAGTTGCTGCATGGATCTTTACTAAAGATGATGTAATTGATTATCCTGATATTGCAGGAGAAAGGTCTAACATTAGTGAAGAACTTGCAAATAAAGTTATCAATAGTCTAGACGATTACGATCACATTTACACTGAGATTTTTGATTGTATTGATGGAGAATTGCGAGAGGTAGGAGCAATGTGACAGTTGGAAGAACTGTCCACCAAACCCGCCACGAGGGTCAATCCCGTGTATTATTAAAGAGTCAAAGGAATCGCGTCACATGCAACTCACCGCAAAGAACGGAAACATGGTTGTTGACTTCTATCCCGTCAAGTTTGCTACGGGTGAGATTCACAATCGCCTGATGCTCAAAGTTGTTACTTTCTGCGGTAAAACTCAGTCTAAGAGTTATATCAACAAGAAAGATTTTCAACGTGAGGTTGATTCCCGTGTTGAGGGTTATGGTTATCAAATCACCGATGATTCTATGATCCCTCAACTCTTCAATTCTGCAATGGGGGTGGCGTGCTGATGTCTACTATTAAACAACTCCTTCACCAACAACAAAACGATCAAATGTCTGCTGTTCTGAACCAAACCAAATCCGAGTTCCTCGTTGATGCTCTGATCGAGCGATTGAACGATGAATGGAAAGTTAATTCCATTGAATCTGGTCGGTCTGTTTATCATCAACTTGAAGTACAAGTTGGTCGTAAATATATCAAAATTGTGGAATATATGATGGTAGGTGGTGAGCGTCAACGTGGCAATTCTGTTTGGATGTTTGTAGAAAATGCTACTGGTGCTTGTTACAAACCGGCATCCTGGAAGTCACCTGCTCAGGGCATTCGTTATTATATTGACCAACTGGTAGAATATCCTCACATTTGTGATGCTTACGGTTCATTTCTTTACATGCGATGAACTACACTAGAGAGCAACTAATTGATGCACTTGTGGCAGAGTGGGAATATCTCTGCCACGATGATTATGATCCTGATGATCCTACTCCAGAAGAATATCGTCTAAAACTTGAATGTTTTAGTGATGATGATTTGCTGGAGGAAACTTCAACCGACGATGAGTTTTTTACACTCAAAGATTTCATGGAGCGTTTCGGATGACTGAAGAACAATTAGATGCTCTCCGTTTCAAATTTGGCGGGGATTGGTATGATGAATGGTGGTTAGCGATTGATGAAAGATTTGACCCAATGCCTGAAGGTTTTGGTGAACCAACGTTTTTCGATCTTATTAACAAAGGATGGTTGGAGATGTATCAATCATGAATGAAGAAACTAAACTTTTGCTTGCACATATTCAGGTTGATAACTTGCTCGAACTCCTGAAAGGTAATCCCTATGAGAATTATATGTGTGGGAAACTTTATGGGGTTAAGTATGAACTCCTGAGACAGATTAACAACATGGGAGCAGAGAAAGATAGGAAGGGTGGACAGTTGAGCGAAGTGTCCACTTAATCCGCCGAAGCGCCTGTTCTCGTGTATTATTAAAGAGTCAAAGGAATTGCACCACTAATGCACCCTTACTACACCACATCTTTCGTTGATCGTGAGATGTTTGCCTACAACGCAAACTATCAAAAAATGCAAGAAAAAAAGAAAACTGCGAAACAAGAACTGGATCGCATTTTGTCTCAACCTGAAACACGAATCAAGTATGCTTTTCAGTTCTTGAGTGACTTTGGAGATGAGGAAGAATCCCGTACTAAGTGTTACAATGCTATCGCAGAATGGTCTGACAAACTTGACACTTCCGAATCACACTTCTGAATCAAAATGATTACTTCCAAGCGTTACATGCTCAACATTATGAAAAAATGTGAGTATGCTGATACTCTCACAAGAGAAGAAAAGTTTCAAGTATTCTGCAACGTGTGCGACAACATGTTGAAAGAAGGTAGAATGACCAAAGCAACTCACAAACGTTTCACTCACATTTGGTGATTTATGATGAACATTTTTCCCATTGATGACCAACTGATTATGTTAATCGATCGTTTGAATAATGCGATCAATGTTTGTTATGAAGCACCTGAAAATGAGGATCAAGGTTATCCCTATGCTACAGGATATTCTCGATCTGCAATGATAGAAGTTTCCGATAGTTTGAGTGCTATTGTGAAGCAAATGCGGGAAGAGGTGGACAGTTGAACAAAGTGTCCACTATCGATTGAAACCGTCCCGTTTTCGTGTATTATTAAAGAGTCAAAGGAATCGCACTCAAATGACTTTCACTGACGGATTGATTGCATCTGGTTATGTTCTCGATTCTGAGAACTTTGATGATTGTTATGTTAAAAAAGTTCGTTGGAATGATGGTTCTGTTTTGATTCATCTTTATCAGGAAGGTGAGGATGAAGGTGAGTGGAATTACGTCAAAATGACTGAAGATTTTGATGTTATTTCTGAAACAACTTTCACCCTTAACTGATACCATTCAATAGATTCATGAACAACGACAACACTAACATCGACATGTTGACTAACACTGTGGAGACCGAACATTACGAACTCGATCTAGATGATTTCCTGCAACTTGAGATGATTGCTTCTGTTATGGAAGTCACTGTTGATTATCTTCTCGATGAGTTTTGTGTTGATGGTCAACTGAATCTAGAGCAAGTTTCTTGGGAAGGTGAAGAGAATATGGACAGTTGAGCAAAGTGTCCACTAAATGCGCCAAACCCCTAGATTCTGTGCAATTATAGGATTATGGAAAACAACGCAACTCGAATGACTCTTTTCTCTCAAAATTGGAAAGCAGAAAAGTATTGGGGTGATGAACTCACTGCCCATCATCTTAACTCCCGTTCTGTATATCGTTTCAAGGAAAACGATGACATTTCTATCATCCACACTTGTGTGAAAGATGATAACAACGAATGGGTTGATCGTTTCACTGTCTGCCAATATAAGGTCACTGAGTATCACGAGAGTGGAAATGTTCTCTCTTCTGAGAGTAAAGTTATCGAGGACTTCGATAACTGGTTGGACGCATACTACTGTGGTGTGGTGTGTGTCAACAACCTGAACATGGAACTCCTCGCTAACTGAAATGATTCACACTTCCTACACTGATCGCTACTCTGCCGATGAGGCATTTGATGGTGATTGGGATGATGTAATGTCTCCCGATGATTATGATGAAATGCTTGATCGAAAGCGTTTTAATCAGTCTCAAGGTCGTTATGCTTGGGATGGAATTATCAACCGTTATTCTAACTGAAACTGATGCGTATTTTCCTCTCTGTCGTTGTTATTTTGGTTGGTGCAAATTTGCTTGTGAATGTTCTCAACTCTGAAATGTTGAAGACTATAGAGCAAAGAAATGAACGGATCGAGCAACTGATGGACGGTTGAGGTACTGTCCACTTTTAGTGGAAATGGATCGCATCTCGTGTATTATTAAAGAGTCAAAGGAAACGACCTCAAATGTCTCAGAAACTCAACGCCACTATCTATCGTGGATTGTTCACCGATGATGAATGGAACGTGATCGATTCTGCTCTCTCTGAGTATCAAGATCACTTCGATGGTGATGATACTTATGAGGAGAGAGTCTACAATCGTGTTGTAGATAAGATCGCTGCAATCTGGCGTCTGACTGAAAACAACTGAGTTCAAACTTTTATCCTTTCATTCACAACATCATGCAATTCCAAGTTACTGAAATCGAGTTTGATTTTGAGTCTGATGATGACCAGGGCACACTTTCCGCTGGTCTTCAAGAAGATTTAATTTGTGATGTTTGCACTACTATTTGGTTTGCTAATGATGAAGAAGATCTAATCGAAGAGATCACATGTGCCACAGGTTGGTGCATCAAATCCATTGATTATCGTCACATTCTTAACTGAAACTCATGCGTCACACTAAAGCACAAGTTCTCTCTCAGTTTCGTTATAACTGGAAGGTGACAAGTTTGGAGAATCCTTCACTGATTGATGACAAGTTTGCCAAACGCCAAGCATGGCACATCTTCACCGATATGCTGTGTAAAGAGGGTTACATTACCAGTCATCAGTACAACACCTGGACGAATCCTTTCTGATGATTAAGTCACTCACCAAGAAACGTTCTGCTAACTATTTTGCAAATCAAGTGAAAGTTTTGTTACTTCTCGGTGTCGGTGTTCTTCTCTGGACTAATACTGACGCAAGACAATTCACCTCTGATGCTTTATACAATGCATCTGAAGTTATCCGCCCTCGTTGACACTTATGTTCACTGTTCGTTATCAAACTCCCTACAACGATTGCGAGTGGAGGGAACAACAATTCAAGACGATTGAAGAAGCAAAGAATATGGTAGACTTCTACCGTTCTTGTGGATCTCCTGCTCAACTTGTTCACTCCAACTAACACAAACTCATTCGCCCTTCATTAACATCAACTCATGAAAACTCATTTCATTTCTGACGGCATCGCATATCGCAATCGTAAGATGCACAAGATTGCACTTTCAAAGGAAGATAAGCGTTACCTTTGGAAAACTACCAATTTTCTTGATAAGATTTGGGTTTATTTTTCTGAGATTGAACAAGACTTTCGTCTGCTACATATGCCCCTTATCTGACCGTAATTTCCCCACTAAGTAACACAAAATCATGGAACGTGCTGAACTCCAAAGTCTCTACATTCAAGAGATTATTGATGGTATGGATCTGAAAGATTGTCTTGCATTGCTACACGATTACATGGATGAATCGATGGACAAACTGAGCAGCGATGAACTGATCGAAGAGGTGAACGAATACTATCCACATTTGTTGGAAGACTGAACCAAACTCAACTCAAGTTCTTTACATTTTTGACCGATGCCTTTCTTTAATGCTTTTGGAAATACTTCTTCGAAAGAACAATCGGAGGAGATGCCATTTTTTATTTCTTTGAGCGATTGGAATCGTGGTACTTATCGTGAATTGTTAGCAATTCTGAGTGAAGTTCCCGAACAAATGTTGGATCAAACTGTGACGATCCGAGATGAAGAAAATGATGAGTATTATCCTGCAAAAA